AGTAGCTACTCCAGGAAAAGTCTCTACTACACCTTTACCAACAGTAGCAGCTCCTTTACCTACACCACCAAATGTCGCTATTAAACCTGACATAACCGCTGCAGAATTAATTAATGCTTCCTGACGGGTGACTTGCTGTCCGGTCATAGGGTCAGTAACTAATTTTTCTTCTTCTTTTATATCAGATTCTTTTAATTTTTTCTCTTCTTCTGTTGCTCCGCGTAAATAGCTTTTCTTATCTCCCCAGTTAACACTATTAATTTCTTCTTTTTGTTTTTCAGTAAGCTCGCGTTCCCAGGTTTTCTTTTGTGTGTTGTACCACTCGAGTGGTAGTTGTTCCTTTTGGGTAAGCGGCTTTACAGGTACTTTAGGGGAAGTAGGAACCGGTACTTTAGCTGATTCTGTAGTTTCTGGAAGTTCGTTTGTTTTTGTTGTCTCCACTTTTGGTTGGCCGGTAGGTGCTCCAGCTGTACCTGCAACTAGTGTTAAACCTGCGCCAATTGCAGCTGCAGTTCCTAAGCCTATACTATTAGTAATACCTAAACCCGTACTATTAGTAATACCGGATCCTTGAGTGTTCCAGTTAAGTTTTTTATTAATTATTTTTTCGTCGTTATCTTCATTGCAGCTACAAATGTTTTTAGCTAGCACTAATAACGATTTCTTTAAAGACTTATCTAATAGCTCTTCTAAATCTCCTAATACGCTTTCATTAATTTTAGCAAGTTCCACTCTAACTAAAGTTTTAGAAACACCGGTAGTTCTTTCTTCAAGCTTGTCTTCTTCAGCTTTAACCTGTTCATCGCTTTTTCTTTTAGCTGTTGTACTTAACGTTGAAGCTGAATTTAAACTGGTTATACCTAATTCCTGATCTCTACGTTTATCCCAGTAGTTGTTATAAGCATTATTAAAAAACGTATTAAGAAGACCGCCTACCACCCCTGGGTTTTCTTTATAGTTTTCGTATTTTTGAGATACAGGATCTAACCCGTTCGAAGTTGTTGTTGGTTGTCTGTCAACTCTTTGTGAAAGACCATCAATAGCAGTGGAAAGCTTTTCTAATTGTGTGTTATTAGTAGTTAACAGATTTTTTATCGTTATATCTACTTCTCCAGTAGCGGTTGGCGGTTGATTACGTTTTAATCCAGCCATTAACATACTGACCAGATCTTCACCTGAGCTCGCAGGAAATGCCTCAGATGGCTTTTCTTCAGATCCGGTTACAGTAGACATATAAAATACTTAGCACTAGGACTAAGCTTTATATTATCTACTTAAAAAGAAATCCACTGTTATCTCTATAGTAGCTGTGGTTCCATTTGATAGAGGTACAGTTAAGAGAGAAGCTGAAACATTTGATACGGCTTTTGCAAAACTTTGCACTTCTAACATTACTTCTGCTGGTAAGTTTTCAATTAATCTCAATCTATCTACATAACTTAACTGACTATACATTGCATCTACTGTTTTATCATCGTTAATAATTTTTATATTATTAATAATCTTACAGGTCTCGCTTAACACAGCTTGTTGTAAAACAGTGCTTGAATCTACTTCATTTAAGTTAACATTCTCTCTTAACAGCTTTTCAATGTTGTATTGATCAATAATAAAAGGAACGTGTAATTCGACTTCTACATTTTTTACAGTAATTGTTTTGTTTTCCGGTAGTGTTAGCGTTGTAGCTGCTACTAAACTACTTTCAAATGTACTTTCATACTGTACTTCATCTTTAATCACGAGCAAATCAGATCCTAATGTACTCTTACGAAATGCTAATAGTATTACAACTCTATCAATGACGTTTAATTGGTTAATGACATCTGGCTCTGTACAATTCTCTTTTATTGCATTAAATGTAGCTATAATGAAACGAGTATTAAACGGCACCGTATCAGCTATGCAGCCATAAAATGACTGCTGTTGTTTAGTGGTAAGAGGCTTAAACTTAACTTCTCTTTTTAGTGACGGTATAAACACACTAAACGTATTTTTTACATTAATGTTGTTAAGAGAGGAAAGTATAGAATTAATATCAGCCATACTTTTATTTACCTGGTACTAGTTAAAAGCCCAATTCTGTATTAGGTACCCCGGTTGGTAAAGCAGCCCCGGGTCGTGTTTCCGATCTATTTGCTTCTTTTTCGGATTGATCTTGCATAAAGTACATCCAATATACCTGCATTTCAACAGGCGTTATTGTATCAACGTATTCCGGGGAAAACTTTGCATATGTAACAATATTATAAAACGCTCTATATATGTTGCCAAGATCTTCTGTAAACAAAAACTCTACCATTTTTTGTAGTGTTTCAAATGTAATGTTTTTAGATATTTTTAGAGCAACCTCATTATTAATCGGATTAACTACATTTAAAAAGTCTTGATTTTGATAATAATCTTCCAGGTCTAGTATTGCTTGATATATTCTATCCGATATTGAATATGGTAAAGAACTAACAATTTTTATCCGTTCATTTAAACTTAAATCCTTAAATTCTACCATTACATTATCTATTTTTATGTTATCTATGTTAGAAGCTAAGATAACAGTTATATCTTTGTTATTCCCTAAGAAAACATACTCGTCTCTCATTTTATAAGACGATGCATTAACTATAACGTTATTTATTTCTAAAGTGAAGGATTTCTCAACAGTTCTTATTGCTTGTATTAAACTATCAACAGATGCCGTATAGTTAAATGTATTGTTATTGGAATCTGTACCTTTAAGCTTTAAATCCGGACTTACACAAAAATTACGTATTGTTAACAATAAAGATAATTTATCTTCAAATGTAATATCTTTATCCTTTATATCCGGGCATAGATCTAATAAAATAGAATTGTATTGCTGGATAGTATCCTTTTTATTAACATTATAAAGACTCTTAACCAAATCTCTATATTGTTTGTAATAGAGTTCTTTTACAGGTATTTCCTGCTTCAAGCTAGGTAGATAGGCATTTAATGTAAAAGGCATTACATTATTGACTTACTTTATTGTTTATTAAATGCCCGGTAGTGTAGTCGGTAACGGATTACCTGCTGCAGCTACTAATGAAGGTATAGTTACTGTATCTGGAAATGCTGGGTAATCGATTTTATACTTGGAATATGTCCAGGTTGTTTTAGTAGTTCTTAATCCTACATTTTTACCTGTAGCTCCAAAACTAGCATCAAACCCTGCTACACTTACAGGAGCAGCATCACTAAAAGTAACTCTCTTTCTTATAATAGTATCCCCGCTGCCTTGTTCTTTATTAAGAAAGTTTATTATAATTTTTGTTTTAAAATTTTGTTGCTGTGCAGCAGGGCTATCCCCTCTTGCAAATAAACCAAATTGAGCGATAGCTATTGACCAGGGACGTAAAACTGAATCAATAAAGGAAAGATTAGTTTCAAAAAAGTTCACTTCTAAATTAGCTAAATTATTACGACCCTTTAATATTGGGGCAGTTAATAACCCGCCGTGCAACCCACTTTGATTTATTCCTACTCGATCTGTTGTAGATGTTTCCCCGGGTATAGTAACTCCATTTGCAAAAAATAAATTAGTATCTTGAGCTAAATCTTTATAAGACCAGTATTGTGGACTTGTTACATTTACATAACCATCAGTAGGGGATATGATTTCGTTTACTTGATTTAACTTATCTATAATACCACCTGTACCCATTAAGTCTTCTATTTCAATAACAAAGTTAGCTTCAATAGGGATACTAAACGTACCGCTATTTAACGTCTTTAAGAAATTAGGTATATTAAGACTCATTATCTACCTCTAATAGCACGCGAGGCGCCACGAGTAGCAGTAGCAAGACCTCTTACAGCATTGATACCACCTGTTACAGTTTTAATTGCACCGAGCACTTCACCAAATACACCACCAACTCCGGTATCAGTACCTTTACCGGTATAAGGAGCTAATCTATAATATGTAAAAGAAACTGTGAAATCTAATGGTTTACCAGTACCTTCTTTATTATATTTTATATCGCTAATTTCTTTTATGTTTACCCCTTCTAACTGGCAACCATATATAGGGCTTAATGAATCATCTAATACACTTATTTGTATAATATTACTTAATAAGTCATTAGGAAACATAGGCGTACCTTGTTGATCTGCTTGTTGATCTGCAGGTTCTGCTCTATCATAAAACCAATCTCTAAAAGCTAGTGCCTGATCAGCCCAAAACGTAATCTTATAATTGTCTTTTTCACCGAAATCAGATATACCTGTACTGACTGGTATCTTAACTGTATTATACGTAATAGTATTAGTAGCTACTGTTCTAGCAGGTAAAGAAGCTGTTTTTATATAGTTTAAGTACTCTTCTGGCAAAGACTCTCCATTGATAAAAATGTTATCCACTCTTATTTGAAAATCCCTACTGAAACCTCTTGAAGAAGCTGTAGTGTAAAAATCTTGTAAAGTCTGTGACATATGTATACTTAGTAAGAGTTAATTTATCTACCGCGTATAGCTCTACCTAATCCGCGTAATGCTGTTGCAGTTGTTGTAGCTGATTGTAGTCCTTTTGTAATAGAACCAATACCTTTAATTAAATTACCTAATGGAGAGGTATCCTCTGGTTTTGTAAATGTTTGACTGTAACCAGGACCACGGTAAGCAGCATCTAAACTTACCGCTCCAGCTGGTGCAGTAACTGTTTGTTGTTCAGTAGAAGTGTTAAATTTATTATAACTAAACTGTACCGTAAACTCTTGTATTTTACCACTACCATCTTTGTTATATTTAACATCACTAATACCTACACAAATAACATCTTCAAAAAGATATGATAGTAAAAACACTCCAGCTGAATCTAATAATTCGAAATGCATTTGTATACCTGGCGACCCTTCGTCATCTGGCACTCCAACTCCGGTTATATTACTAAACAAACTATACAATTCTTGCTTTTCATCACAATAAAATGTAATCTTGTAATCGTTTGAATTTGAAGGTTTAGTTACAGTATTACTAAAATTAGCTACGCTTCCGCCTATTAATACTGGTACATTGTATACAGTGCTTGCAGGTAAGGACGCTGATTTAAAATACGATTTGTACCACTGATTTTCAGTTTTTAAAAAATCTAAAAATGTTAAATCTTTTATACGTAGCTGGTAGTCTTTACTAAAGCCGTGCTTCTTAGCGTCATTATAAAATTCTGATAAATTACTCATTTAATGCTTTGGGTTCTAGGGTTAGGGTCAAACCATTGATACGCTAAAGATACAGTAAACTGCACTATATTTGCTTGAGCAGTATTAAGCTCTATACCGTTTAAAAGAGTTGGAAAACACCCGTACAGAGTATAATGTTTTATATTAGTTGTATCTGTACTTTGCTCTTGAGTGTCACGTATTTGCTTTTCTGTTTTCTTATCTACTTTACTACATATCAAACCAATATCTGCTGACGTTAAAATTCCGTTTTGTGCCTTGTTTTTTAGTTCTTGTGCTATTCTTAAATCTTTTATAATATTATAAATG